TTGCGCCCAACAAAAAAGGGCCTTACGGCCCTTAATTGCTTCCCATCCCAAGGAAATGATTACTGGAATGATAGGTTTGATACAGCGATCTCGCCTAGGTAGTCAGCAGCGTTACCAAACGATGACGCTGTGTTTGTTAACTCGATATAACCATAACGAGTCATGAAACCAACTACTGGCTCAAATGTTGCTGGATCTAGAACAACACCAGAACTCATTAGAGGAATATATGGGCAGTAGAACGCGGCTGCATCAGCTTCGCTCGAACCCTTATAACCAACTAATACTGCCTGTGTGTCGCTTGCATAGCTGTCAACATAGATACGCATTGCACCGTTTAGTGTACCAACAAACTTGGTGTTGGTAGGTGCTTCAAATGTACCTTCAGTTGTACGAGCAAATGCTGAAGTTGTTGCACTTTGTAGTACTGTTAATGTAGCTGGCGATACAACTGCCCAGTTACCAGCACCACGACGAGTACGTGAAGCAATTAGGTTAGCTGTACGATTGATTAGAACAGCTAATGCAGCGTGTTCGTCACCAACGAATGTAGCAGTACCTGATACAGCAGCCTGGTCAAATGTGAACTCAGTTGCTGCTAGGCTACGCAATGAACCTAGAATTTCTTGGTCGATCTCAACAGTGATCTCTTGAGCAAGAGCTGCCATGATTTCTGCTTCGATGTCTAAACCATGCATGGCTTGTGCATCTTGTGCAGCTTCAAATGTCCAGCGAGCACTTAACTTACGTGTCTTCGCTTCAACAACTTGCTTTAAGATTTGTACATTGATACGATTACCGGTTACACCTTCAAGTGTGCTTGTTGAAGCTGCTCTACCAGTAGTAGCGGTGCCACCATTGGTTAAACCAGAATAAGCAACAGCAATCTTGAACGGACTTAGTGCTTCGTCACCAGCAGTTGTACCAGTAGCGTAGATACTTGCGCTATCAGTAGTAGTATCAGCATAACGAACACGTAGTGTGTGGATCTGAGCTACAGGTCCAGTCATTGGCTGAACACCAACGATTTCGTTTGCAATAACTGTTGGCATAACACGACGAATCACGGGTAGGATTACGCGGTTAAGTGTTGCAACGTTTGAAGCAGCGGTGGCACCTGCAGTTGCAGTTTCCATCAAGTGCTTACGGGTGTTCTCAAGAACTACACCCATCATGGTTCTCTTGGAACCGTTTAAGCCTTCTAACAGAGCGTCTTTAGTTTCGCCCCAACGGCTTTCTAGTAATGCTTGTGTCATTTTTTTCCTTTTCTCCTATTTAGGGTTTACTTTAGCCCTGCTAAACGCTTAATTTCAAAAACGTTATTAACGTTCTCTTCAATTGCAGGTGTAGCAGCTTTATCACCAGTTACTTCTACACGGCTTTCAGCAAGCATGGCCTTAGGCTGAGCTGCTGGTTTGGCTGTGTTATTTAAAACAGCTGGTAGATACTTTTCGTATGCACTCTGCAATTTTACAGTTTGCACACTTTCAAGAAGTTCGCTCATTACTGAAGCTTTCTCCTTGTTTAAAGGTTTAAGCAGATTCGCTAGGATTTCTTTACGTTCTGCTGACTCTTTAATAACTCTTATCTCTTTGTCTTTTGATTCAACAATCATTACAGCCTTTTCAGCTTGCTCTTTGGCTTCCGCTAGGGCTTGCTCTTTGGCAGCAACAACAGCCTGTAGCTTACGGATTTCCTTGTTCTCATTTAAGTGAGTAACAGCAAATTCGCTTGCAAAGGCTTCAAAGATTTGACGTCCAAACATGTTCTCGCGAGCAAGTTGAATATCTTCTTTGAGTTGAGTCATTTCTGACTCTAGCTTTTTGGTAATTGATTCTTTTACAAGTTCAGCTGAACGAGCAACAAAATTCTTTTGTAATTCAGCAAGTTTTTCTTTAGCACCAGCAATTAGACGAACTTTTGTCTCAACCACTGCTTGCTTGTCTTGCTCAAACTCTTGAATTTCTTCTGCTAGAGATTTAATAACAAATTTTTCTAAACCGCCAATACTATTTTCGTATTGTTTGCGATCCTCGCGAAGTTCTTTAATTTCTTCGGCCAACTTACCAATCATAAAATTATTAAACTTTGCTGCGCTTTCAGTCATGTGAGTTTTAAATTTCACACGATCCTCAGCTAACTTTGCTTTCTCTGTAGCAAACTCTTCCAGTTCACTTTGTAGACTTTCAGTTACCATTTTATCTAGAGCTTCAACCATTACGTGTTTGTCATGTTGATAGCGTTGTGCGAATTCTTCACGAAGTTCTGCTCTAACTTGCTCACGGGCTTCAAGAAGTTTTGCTTCCCAAGCTTCGGTCAATGCTTGCTGAGTGTCTTCGTTAATGATTCCACTATCTAACAATGGTTTCAGTGCATCTAGTGTCATTACGACTTCTCCTATTTTAACTTAAGGTCATTGATTAGGCGTGTTATGCCTTCTTTCAGGTACTTCTGTACTCTTTGATCTTGTGTGGCATCACGAGCCACATCTAACACTCGGTGTCCATGACGCATATTCATCAAGCTTTCGTAGATTGCTTTAGGATATGCATGCGGAGCCGAAGGCTGTGCTACAATGTCAACGGTAATGATATCAAAACCGCTGACATGTCCATTATTACCAACTTCGCCACTTCCGCGGCTACTAACACCCAACTTAACACCCGAGGTAATCATTGCTTTTACAAGCTCTCCCATTGGTGTTGGTAGAATCTTTAGTTTACCGTGACCGCAAGGACCGTCCATCCACATACCTGTAATCATATGTGACACACGATCCAAATTTATCTTTAGGTCATCAGGATGATCAACTTCACCAAGCACGGAGTGTCCGCTCTTAAGTTGTTCATTGATTTGATTTACGGCTTTTGAAATTTCGGAAACAGGATAAACACGTTGGTTGGCATTCTTAACCCCACCTTCAATGAATATCCCTTCCATGTACAAACTCTTACCTTGACCGTCACCAGAATCTTCAGATAAAACTTTGATCTGTGCGCGGTCAAACGTAAGATTTTCTCTTAGGTACAAAGCCATATTATTGCCCTAATTAATTACCACCTGGTTCAATACTCTTCTTCTGGACAGGTACTGAGCCATCGGTCGTTTGCCCTTCACCGGTTTTAGCACCAGCTTTGTTGCTATACCAGTTTTGAGCACCTTTGTTGCCGCCGGGTTTGTTAACATTTCGTTTAGCAACATCAATTTCCTGTGCGTTCTTTAAAAAGCCACCTGCTTTGCCATTTGGGCTGTTACCGTCTGGTGCATTTTCGCTACCACCTTTGGCGATATTGGCTGAACTGCCGCCCATGTCATTCTTACCGGCTAGTGGGTTCTTGGTGTTACCAGCTGGCTTGTCGCCACCTGCACCAGTGCCTACTGGAGTGAACTCAGTGTTGCTAGGTGCTGAAATTTTTTCTACGTATTCACGCATTAAATCAACAGCAGTCTTCGGAAGAGGTTTACGCTGAACTGATTCAGTCATTTCTTCATCATCTTCTTCGTCTTCGTCTTCTTTTGACTCTGTCATTTCTTCGTCGTCATCTTCGTCTTCGTCGTCATGTTGAGCTTCGGCCATTGGCATTTCTTTGTCATCGTCGCTGCCCATGTCCATGTCCATGTCGCCCATGTCCATGTCGCCCATGTCGTCGCTGCTGTCATCACCGCCCATTAGCTGTTCAAACTCAGCCTTTAAGGCTTCTAGTTCAGACTCAAGATACATGACTTTTTGTTCTAGGTCGCCTTCGCCTTCACCATCGCCCATGTCCATACTGTCCATGTTGCCCATGTCGTCGTCGGTGCCAAATTCTTCGTCGCCCATGTCTGGCTCTTCGTCGTCACCTTCTGACTGCATTGTTTCGTCAGACTGGATTTCACCTACTAGATCTTCAACTGGATTACCATCACCGTGAATGTCTTCTTCTGTGTATTCTTCGTCCATCAAGGACTCATAAATTTCACGTGATTTTTCAACCACGATTTGGTGAAACAACTCACGAGCTTTTGCTTCGTCGTCGTTTATAATGTGTTCAATTAGCTGTTCATATTTGTTCATTA